ACTGTATCTAAACAAATACAAGATAGAATTAATGATATTACTTATGATAATGTTACATCATTAGTTATTAGAGATAAATCTCAATATCGTTTATTTTATCCTAAAACAACAGGAGTCGAATCTAATTCTAAAGGTATTATTGCAGTTATTAAAGTTAATCCTAATACAGGTCAGTTAGGATATGAGTATGCGGATATAAAAGGATTAAAAGTTTCTTGTTGTGATTCAGACTATATAAATAATGTTGAGACAGTAGTTTCTGGTGGTTATGATGGTTATATTTATAAACAAGAAACAGGAAATGTTTGGACAAGAGCTAGTGCTACTTTTAATTTAGATTCAACTTATAGATCTCCAGATATGACTATGGGAGATCCTGGAATAAGAAAGTCAATGGAAAGAATTAATTTAAACTGGAAACCCGAAGGGGAAGTTGCAGCTAACATGTATCTTCAGTTTAATTATAATGATGTAAATACTCCTCAACCTACTGTTATATCTTTAACATCATCTGGTAGTGGAGCATATTATGGAACAGGGACATTTGGTACAGCAGCTTATGGTCAAGGTGATTTACCTATTACAAGAAAATCAGTTGAAGGATCAGGATTTGCTATTGCACTAAAAATAACAGATACAAGTAATAAAATACCTTGGGCAATCCGAGGATTTCAATTAGAATTCGTACCAGGAGGAAGACGATAATGGGAGCAACATATACAAGGCAGAGTTCATCTGGCATAGTTGACGGTGGAGTTATTGAAGCAACAGATATCAATAATGAATTTGATCAACTTCTAGCTGCCTTTGCAGTATCTACAGGACATACTCATGATGGTACTGCTGCAGAAGGTGGACCAATTACAAAATTATTAGGTACTGCAATCACTATAGGTGATGGTACTTCAGGCACAGATATTGCTGTAACTTTTG